CAGCTTCATACCCAGCGTTGCTGAGTCGTCCAGTGACAGTCCCATCGAGACGATACTCCACGTAAATCCGGTCTGATCCATTATATTGCATTGCCTCCTTAACACCTGAAATATAGGTATCGTAGAGCTTCTTGGATCTTCTGTAATCCAGTAGACCCTTGATGAAATCTCTAGCGTTCACGACATTGGCGTCGCTTAGAGATCTAATAGCAGACTGTGATATCTGTTTCTCAAGTTCAAGCTTCTCAAACCTATTCATTTAGACCTCTGCGGTTGATTTCTTCTTCAAGTTGTTCTAATAATATATCCAATGCTTCTGCGCTTGTGCTTGGGGCACCAGTCTTCTCTGATGTGATTGGTGGATACAGGTTGAACCCACCTTCTACAATATTCTTCTTCTTGTCGCAAGAATATAGTATACGAGTGAGGTCATCGGTAGATGTAAGCTCTAGAGTCTTATCTACTTCCTTGAAGGAGTACAGTCTATCCTCGTTATTAAGGATATCATCCTTCAGCAAGACCCCTAGTTCGTTTACCTTGCTACCCGATATCAAAAGACCATCAAGCTCCATAGTCTTGAAGAACTCGACCGCTGGAACCATGAGCTTATCATAGAGGTTGGCCATCTTAAGCTCAGAGATTCTTTTCTCTAGCTTCTGGAAGACCTTCATGGTGAAGTAAGCATCAAGAGCATTACCCCTTGCCATCGTCGGCAGGGGCATGTTCTTCCAGTCTGTCTTTTTGCCGTCTTGCCCTAACATTAGATTATGCTATTTGTTTTGAGGTAATTGTCAGTGAGCTTTATAAAGTTTTGCTTGCCTTGCTCGCCAAACTCTCGCCATCTGCCACTATACAATGTATCCTTAAGAAGTAAAGGGAAATTTTCATAATCCTCCTCAATGATACATCCAGGCATATTATTATGTTGGCTTTTCTCGCTAACTATAGTTTTACCATTTATCAGAGGATAAAACATTCTAACCTGCTCTTGTCTATTGTATGGCTCAAAAGCATGTAGATTTAGAATTATCTTGCTATCCTCAATATACTTATCTAAATCTACAGTTCCAAATATCCACATTATTTTAAAATGCAAAAAACAGTTATATTGAAGATGTTTGAAGATTTTAGCTCTTCTGTCATTCATATAACCATAAAATAAAACGTCAATACTTGGATTCTTTTTATTGGTAATTAAATCTAAGTTCTTGCAATAAAGCATTGGGACAACTCTAGTAACTCTTATTTTATGGAATGCCATTAAATATTCTGCATTCAACGGATCATAATCCCAAATCTCATCAGCACCCTCTAAGTTAGCTATTAGAGTTTCCGTTCTATTCCAGTTAGGGCCGCCCATCAACTGCTCCAACTGATACACTATGATTCTATGATCCGGGTCGGTCTTTTTAAATTCTTTACAGCTAATCTCACAAATTGACCCCAGCAAGAATAGAGTATCAACCATATGAGGTTTGTCAAAATACTCTAAAAGCATTATTCTTACATTATCATAAAATTCACTTATTTGGTAAATTTTAATATAATTACCAAAATAATACTTAGCATTATTCATTATATTACGCCCTGCTCATTTGGGAAGTAGTAGGACACCAAATCTTTGAGACTCTTAGGAAGATTCTCGTCTACCATGTGCTGCATGAGCTTGGTATCGTAGATGTTCCTTATATCAGACAGACCCTGCCTAGCCAAGAACTTTGTATCGAATTGTGCCTTGTGGAATATCTTCCGTGTTAAGTCATTGGTAAAGATTTCACTCAAAAGTTTATTTACCGTAGAAATCCATCCGTCCGGGTGGGCGAATTCCTTGTGATACATTGGAATTGTAAAAGTAACTAGCTTCCCCTTATGATTAAAGCTCAGGGCTACAGTCTGTATCTCATCCTTAAGGAAGTCCAGCCCGGTGGTTTCAATGTCTACCGCCACATCGGAGTCCTTGTATTCAGATAGCTTATTTAGCTTCTCAACCGTATCTAACATCTCCCAAGCGAACTCTGAATCGGTTCCACGCTTGTTATAGTAGGTCTCAATACCGTTCTGGATATCCAGCTTAAATAGGTATTGGTTCTGAGGCTCCATTAGCACCTGGACTGGGTGATACAGTGCCACCACAGGGATGCCCTCATACTCAAATGCCTTCCCTCGTTTGCCCATGATGCCGCTCTTCTTAGTTAGCATCACTAGAGGCAGGTTGCCACAGACAAAGATAACCTTGGGCCTGCAAGCCCTCACAGTCGCCAGGATATGGTTACGGCAGATATCTTTATCTTCCTTGGTCATATCCTTATCCTTAACGTTGATGCACTTAACTGACGCAGTGTATTCTACGTGTGGGATAAGATGCCCAAATCCTGCGGACTCTAGGACAGATTCGATTAGGTCCTGCTCCTTGGTTAGAAATGGTGTTATCTCACCATGCTCCAACTTAAAAGACTCGGACACGAATAAAATCTCGCAGAGTTTATTAAAGCCCATCTCCCAATGATCCATAATCGAGTGGCACACTTGATTACGTTGGAGTTGAGTGCATCCTTTACAATCAATATATTCATATTTAAAAGGATCTGGTAGAATTCTCATACTATTATTAATTTGTGTCGGAGTATCTTAACAACAAGCGATTTGAACAATTAATTAAACTGCACTGTTCTGGCAATTATGAATTTCAGGATGAGCTGATGTATTGCTTTGACGCACTCATCAGCAACATTATAGACGCTTTCCATTTTAAAGTGGACAAGGAGGACGCAAAACAAGAATGCTTCCTCCTTGTCCTAAGGACACTGCGTAATTTTAAACCGGAGAACGGCTCTGCGTTCAATTATTTTACGACAGTAATTATAAATAACTTAAAACTGGTAGCTACTAAAGTTAAGAGACATAAACTCAAGTTGGAAGCTTATTTTGAGTTTAAATTTGGGATACCAGTTCACCCATTAGACGTAAGTTCGTAATCAATACCGGCAGTATTATCTGTTACGGTCATTACTACGAATCTGTCTGCATCATTAGAGTTAGATCCATCACCGCCAGTTAAGTTTATTAATACTGGGATAGAATTAGTTTGATAACTATATCCATAATATTCATTAAGTATACTTAATGCTTCTGGCACCTCAAATAAGTTTACCTTGGCGTCGTAGCCTCTAAACTTGGTTGACGACTCGTTCCAAGGACTGTAAATAAGGATTTTAATCTTAGTCTTGGGATTACTAAGTATTCTATCATCAGCAACCCGTATGAGTTGTTGAAGCTTTTCCCAAGAATTAATATTCTTTGGAATATAGTTCATGGCTTAGGTATGCTTTGCTCAATAGAGGATGCCGAGAAACCAGAAGCCTCAAGCTGCTGTCTAAGTTCAGGATTATCTAGAATCTCCTGACTCATTTTAGTTAGCTTGTCATTTAAGTGTTCAATACCATTGAAGAAGATCTGCTTAACAAAATCTTCATCAGAGATAGTATCAGGTCTAACAATAGAAGACCAGTTCTTAAATCCTAAAGCTTCATCTTTACTTAACTTAACTATTAATTTCATACGATTTCTACTTCTTTCTTCAACTTTAATTTTCCAATTAGAACCTTCAAATTTAATTTTTTCCATCCAGACTATAATAGAGGGAGGTGATAAAAATGCAAGATAATTTCGACCTAAAAAATTTGATGAGTAGTAAAAAGAAAAGAAAGAACAGTAGAACAAAAGGTAATTCTTTTGAAAGAAAAATATGTTCTATATTGAATGAATTTTTTGATACCAAAGAATTCATAAGATCCCCAGGATCTGGTGCATTCTCTACAACTCATAATCTACCAGAACACTTAAAGTTTAGTGGAGATTTAATTACCCCAAAATCTTTTAAGTTCACTATTGAATGTAAGAAAGGATATAACAAAGAAAATATAGGATCAGCATTCAATTCTAAATCTGATTTATGTGATTTTATCAGACAAGCAGAACATGATGCAAACAAAATCCAGAAAAACTTTTTAATTATATTCCAACAAGACAGAAAAGATATCTTGTGTTTATTTAATGAAAGAAAGTCCCCAAGCTTATCAGCATATGGGGAAAATCATGATCATATATTCCTGTGCATTCATAATTCAAGATATATAATTTGCAGATTTGAGGACCTATTAAAAGAAGTTAAAAAGTATAATGCTACTGGATTATTAATTTAAATACTTTAAAACTTTTGAAAAACTAAGCATGGCTTCAGTTATTTTTTCACTTATAACACGAAGTCTTTCTATATTAACTATGCCTGTAGATTCTTCGATAGGACCCATTCCAAAAGTCTTAAACCCAATTTCATCTATTACTTTTTCAGAAACACTTAAGTGTGCAACGGAACCATCATAAGGTATTGAATATAGTAATTGACCGTTTCTAGTAATAGAAAAACTTCCTGAATTTATATTAACCTTATATCCATTACTTTCGTCAAGTAATCTACCAGAAGTTATTAACTCTTGAAAATGTTTTAGAACTTTATTTTGGCTACCAACTCTCATTTTTTTATCTTTGGCCGCTATGATTGAAAGCATTGAGCCATCAGATGACCCGCCACCAAATACGCCCAGACCATAGATAAACTTTAAAGCCTTCTCTTTATCTTTAGGATCGGATGACTGCATCAACTTTCTAATTCTAGACTTTTGCATTGTGTTGCTAAGTTCTTGTGATATAATTTCCCATTCTTGCTGGACTTCCTGCTCTGATTTAAAAGTTTTCTTTTGAAAAGATTTTAATCTACTTTTTATTGCGTCATTAATTTCGTCATCATATTCGTTTTCATTTCTTAGTATATCAGAACTTATTGCAGCAAAGATTTCTTTTGATGCTCTGTATTTTGTATTACCTTGCTTATCTTTATAAGCCTCAGTAGTTTTGATACTATCTAGTTTCTTTCTATCTGATTCAAATCTTTTTAATTCTGACATCATATCTTTACTCTTAACATCAAATCTATCCATCATTGCTTTTTGATCACTTGCAACTTGTTCGCAGTTATCTGGAATATTCTTACCTGGTCTTTGTTCACACACTTTGCCTGACAGAGCATCCATCATACTCTTTCTAGCCATCTGCCCTAAATCTACTTCTCCCCTTCCAGATCCAATAGCGGTAGAAAATTTTAAGCTATCACCAATTGAAAACTTCCCGTCAGCCGTTTTCTTTATTATCTCAGCTTGATCCTCTTCATCAGATATTCCCATGCTGACTAGAGCATTTCTTGCTGATTCGTAACTACCATAAATTTCCCTGATATCTGCCTTTCTATTCCAGCCAGATATCTTTGATGTTCTATCGACACCTTCAGGGTTTCTTTCAGTGACTCCTAGCTGCCCTAGTCTTAATACTATATTTGAGAACCTATTCAGAGCTTGTTCAGCATTTTCAAAGCTTCCATTATTGAACTGACCTATGATTGTGTTTTGGAAAAATAAGTCTAAATCATTTTTTAAGTCTAAAGATACCTCACCATCTAGTCTGTATTGATCTATAAGATTTCTGAATGCTTTATTTAAAGCATCTTTTCTAGAAGACCAGTTATCAAAAATAGCTCCTATATTTTGTTCACATCTAGTTTTTTCAGGTGATGCTTCTAACTTTTTACAAGTATGTAAAAGTATGGAAGCCTCTCTAATATCTTCAAAGAAAAATCCTCTAGTTGTAGAGTCTGAGCCTGTTCCCATTGCTTGAGAAATTTTCATGAACTCTGAAACTTTTTTAGTTATAGTTAATTTTTCCCCATTCTCGTCAAGTTTATTAAGTGATAAATCTTTTAATAAATTATAAAGGTAAGTATTTTTTCTTTCATTTTGTGTGATAAATAAACCTTGTTTTGTAACTGGATCTACTAAAAGTATTTGATTGTTTTCACTTAGGAATAAATGACTTTTTATATATTTTATGTCCTCTAAACTAAGTGGGCCTTTTTTAGTTAATATTCTTAAAGATTCTTGGAGTACCTGAGTTGCGGCCTGCTTTCCCATGCTTATGTCTTGCTCATTTGATTCAGATACACAAAGCCTTTCACCTTCTGGGCAGTTAGCAACTATAGTTCTAGCCTTCAACATCGTGCTAGCAACAGATCCCGCACCAAATTCTGGTGAAGATTGATTAGCTACTAATCCAACATTTCGTAGCATCCTAAAAGATTCTAAGTATAATTGTTTATTTGGAGAATCATCTGGGAGTTCTTCAATTGCTCTCATATAACTCTCTTCATCAACGAAAGAATCAGCGTCTAAAAATGATAATGCTCTTTTTGGTAATTCAGGTTGTTGAACAGGTGGCACTTCTCTACCATCCGTAGGCTGCTCATTTTCTGAACCTTGATTTGCAGTTGAACTATCTGATGTAAATAATGATACAAATCTAGCAAAGCCTCCTGGATTTGTTTTTGAATTAACATCTACTGGTCTACTACCAAATCCATCATAATATACTTCAGCAGAGCCTTTTCTAGAAGCCCAAATTTTAGTACCAGGTTTCTCTGCTACTTCAACTCTATAGTTTGGGTATGGTTGTCCTTTTAAACCTTCAGCTTGACGAATGTATTGATTAGCTTTTTCTTCAGCTTTAGGATCTAAACCTGTATTTTCTAGAAGTTTTAAATTTCTTTTCTTTAATCGACTGTAACTGTCTAATAATTCGTTAAAGTAGTTCATACAAGTATTATAGCAAAATAGCCTACCACTAAGGATAGGCTATTTTATATTTAAATTTTCTTATAAGGATTAATAATTGAAGTAATCCATAAAATCAAATCTGAAGTCTACATCAATAGTTGCAAAATCTCCGGTAGAATAATTCTTTTCAGAGAATCTGACAGTCTTTGGATAGACACCGTAGAACTCCATGGCAGCATGAGGAGTTCTAGTATTATCTAATTCTACAACTCTAAGTTTTGCTGCCTTGAATGAAAGGTTGCCGGAGCCACCAGGAGCAGCTAGCTTGGTCATATCTCCAGTTATTGGATCATAAATAGTTTTGAACCAGTTCCAAAGAACAGAGCAGGTTTTCTTTAAATAAAGATTATCAAAACTAATTGACAGCGTATCAAATAATGGTAGACCTGGGTAGTATACTACATCATTAACTCTGTTAACCTTGATATCATCAACACCATAGCTTATGGCATTAACTACCTTGGCCCCTAGAGTAAGATCTATTTGCTGTTGGCTAGAAATATTTGAAGGCAATCCATAAAATTGAATTTCAAATTGATATGATCTTACTGAATCAAGTGAGGTGGAAATCTTAGGAAGACTTTCACCTTTCTTAAAGGGACGATAATTATCTTTATAATAACTTTGAACCATTTTTATTATCCACTAAATTTAGCTGACTGATTAGTCAGATTAACTTCAAAGACGATCCATTCCGCAGTCTTGGTAGGCTTCAGAAGAATCTTGCACCAAAGTTCGTTACGATCAACTCTTACAGGGGTATTTACAGTGTCATCGCAAATAACCTTGAAGTCCGTTATACCTCTTCTAGCTTGAATATCGCTTAGGACACCTTCAGCTTTATCCTTTACTAGATCCCAAGTGTAAGCATCGTTTGGCTCAAACAGATCAATACGACCAGTTTGCAACAATACCTTTCTTAAGTATATCATCAATCTTCTAACATTAATTCTATCCAATGAGGTCGCGGCTCTCTGAGCGGTCTTCTGTCCGAAGATCGTTATACCTTCAGGTATAAAGTTTACTATTGGATTTAAGTTAGTGACATAGAGGTTATCTCTATCTCCTTGATTTAATGATACCTCAGTTGCAGTTGGCTTGGTTAATCTTCCACGACGGAAACCGGCAGGAGCGAACCAAGGTTCGGCAACATTGTCCGTGAATACCATTTGTCTTACAGCGAAGATAGCTGGATCATACCACATATCCTTATAGCTGAAGACATTGTATATCTGCACCCATGGCCAGAATACGGCAGCCCAGGAGCTATTTATCGCAGCCGTTCTACCATTGCTACCCTTACCATTCATCCAATCTGAGGCTTTCTGAACGGTTGAGAGACCCATTGGAGGTGATACGACGGCGACGAAGTTTTGAGTTTTTTCTGCCAGGGTAACAAGTTCATTTTGAACATTTTGAGAACTGATACCTGGAACTATAGCTATTGAAATATTTAATGAATCATCATCTAGAACTTTCATTCCTGTTTTTGGAGATGCAGTTCCAATTAAATCAGCATCAACACCAGTTCCATCAGTTCCGCCTAATACAGAGACTGAAGCTGATTCAATAAATTTATTAAATCTTGGAGTTGCTGAAGTAGTTATACTTGCTCCATTAGGATCTACTATAGTTCCACTTGATATTAATGAAGTTACCTTATCATAGAAGTTAGTTATTGGAGTTGGGGTGAGAGAAGTGCTATTGACAGCGGCAATTTCACCCTTGATATAATCAGAGGTTGTATTAGTGCTTCCAATATTAATTATACTTTCTACAAAGTTTGTTGAATTAATTAATGAAACATTAAATGTCTCAGCAGTAACTCCATCATTATTAACTGAAATGTTTACGTTAGGTCCAGCTACAGTATCAACTTCTAAGCTTATGCCGCTGGTTTGTCCAGTAACTAGGTTGGTTCCTAAATTATATCCTGATCCTTTGTAAAGGGTAGTGGCAAGATAATTTAATGAAGTATTTGCCCAAGTGAATCCGCTTGCAGTTACGCTTGATGCAGCAGTGAGGACATCACCTGAAGCATTTAAAGCTTGTAATGCATTTATACCACTATAAGTTCCAACTCCATATACACCTGAGAAAGAACTTACCGATAGTCTAGCATTAGTTCCGGCCCATGATCCAACTAAAATTCCATTGTTTCTTCCAACGGTTGCATCAGTTGAACTTGAATCCCAATAAACTGAAAGTGCATCTTTTGGATTAGATCCAACTCCAATTACTCTGCCTAAAGCAGATGCTTGTCCATAACTAGTAGGGACATCTAAACTTGAGTAAATAACATAAGTAGTTGGATCTACTACTTGAACACCGTCTGAATCTTTAACTGAAACTACTAAAGAAATTGCACTGTAAGTAGCAGTTGACATACCGGCATTTAATCCGTTAACAACTACAGCGGGACAAGCTCCAATTTTTAATGTAGCAGAAGCGTTTAAAGCATCAGTTGGAACTGCTCTAACATATCTTACTTGGTTAGTAGCTTCAAGAATTTCTAAAGCACCTTCCAACCCTTGCCCAGGAAGACTTTCCACAGGATTACCAAAAATTCTTATTAAATTTTCTTGACTGGTAACTAAGGTAGCTTCATTTTCAGGTCCTTTAGTAGCATATCCAACAATACCAACTATAGATGAATCTATATTTGGTGGATAAGCTGAATTATCTTTTTCAACAAATACAACAGCGGGACTAGTAGGTATTGCAGCCATTTAAATATCCTTTAGTTACTAATTACAATTAATCTTCTCTGATGAAGAGTTATGGCTTGTTCACTGATTTGATGCTCAGGAACAGTTATTACTTGCTTAGGTTGCAACCAAATAAATTCAGGACCATCCTCAGTATTAATTAATACATGTAGTCCCTGCAAAGAATAATTTTTAATATTTTTCATATTAACCGGTATAGAGGTGGCTTCCAAAGCCTTTAAAGTTTTTAATGTAGCCATATACAAAGTCTCTTAATAGTATTTACCCTCAATCAAACCAATTTTAATTTAAATTTTTTAATTAAATTAAGTTATTCCTCAGTTACATCTATTTCATAATTAAATGTTTCTATTCTTCCGGTTGAAGTATACAGGAATTTAGGATTAGGGATGTAAGTTTCAACTTTAATAGTTATTGATTTTTGTAATATTCTGTCATCCCCATCGTCAGCTTCTGGATTTTTAATGTCAGTTTCAGATCTTATAAATGCCTTGGTTATATCAGAATACTTAGTTTTAATTTCGTAATCTGGATTAAATAAGATAAATATGGATTCCCTTATTTGATCCATGTCCTCTTTATATTTGGTCCATATATTAATATCATAAGATATATTAATAGCTCTGGGGGACATACTTAATATCCTAACTGCCCTTTGTTTATCCTTGTCCCAATAAGTTTCGTGAATTAAAATAGGTTTATATTTATTACGTTTTTCGTCATTTTCGCTAGATTTTTCTACTATGGTAATTACTGGTAAAGTTATGTTATCGCCGGTTGTGCTTTTAGCTATAGCTCTTTCCTGATTACCATGGAAACATCTTATTTTAATTGGCTGGTTATTACGATCTACGTAATAGATATTACCAAACAAACCGATCAAAGATCTTAATGTTTCTTTGTATACTTTTTGAGTATACATTCCAGTAGAGATATTAGTTTTTTCTAATATCTCATTTAAAACTTTTGTATTGATTGGTATTGTCATATTAATTTTGAGTTACATTAACTGGAAGTTGATCAATGTTACCGTCAATATCTTGTAGTTCAAATGTCGCAGTAACTTCTTTACATACAGCAGGTTTACAAGCAAATGCATCACCTGTGGCTGATTGAACCATCATATCCACGTTAACAACCTCTTGGGTAGCTTCAATTGTTTCTGGCTTAGAATCAAACAAGTATTCTTTTTCTCTGATTTGATCTGAGGTTGGAACTATCTGGCGATGAATGTCATCAGAATCTCTTAGTAACTTGGCTCCACAAACTAAATGGTATACACCATAAGTTTCAAAGCTATCTTCTTGAACTTCAAATACTTCATACTTTAAATTTTGAAACTCTGGTTTGATTATGTCGCCTGCGATCAAAGGTCGTCCCAATCTTCTTTCAACATAATTTTTATTGAAAGTAAATTGTTGATTGTTTTTTAATTCAACACCAAACTGAGTTAAGTCTTCTTCTATTGGTCTAGGCTCGTAGTGTCCGTATACCCTTATAGGGTGTTGTGAAATTGATTTGCTTCGTTGTTCACCATATACGTCATCTATTTCTCTATTTTGAAAATACTTATAAACTAACAAAGGAGATCCACCTAATCTAATTTGTTCTTCATCAATGATGTTGAATAAATTTTGATCGTTAATTTTATTAAAAAGTTTAAACGGACTTTCGTATTCGTCCGCTGATGGAACACTTATATTAGATTTGTATTTTCCAAAATTAGACATATTAACCTAATGAGAAGAGTGGTCTTTCTTCAATCTCCGACATCAATTCCTCCATAAGCTCCTTTTTTTCCTGTGAAGCCTCTTGCACCAGGACGCCGCCATCCATTTGTGCGCCACCGCCAGGACCAGGAACCGATTTATACTTACCCCTGATTCTACCGAGGATTCCCTTAGAACAAGCTAAGGCGTATCTTTGAATCCAATTTAAATAAGCATGATGTATAGTGGCGGAATCTAAAGCCCTATACTCTAATATTACAGGTGCGGGAGTTTCCTGTGGTTCTGGATATAATTGAATGTATTTATTATTTACTATATTCCAACCACCTTCATTTGATAATACTTTTCGCATTATTTTTAAATACTGTTGAGTAAGGAAGAAGTCTCCTATTCCACCACCTTGAAAGAATCTATTAGTATTGAAAAATGCTAATGTCATATCAAATGCTAGAGAGCCTGGAGTATAATTTAAACCAAGTATATCTTTTTTGTACCCAACATAAACCAAGTTATTCATTATAAATCTTGGAAGCTCATATAAATTTTGTCCTGCCGAAGCATCAAACACTGCAAATTGATTAGCCCATTGAGGGGCATGGTAATCTAATTTAGATATAGCCTCATCTATACAAGTTTTAATTTGAAATGGAGTTAATTCAACTGATACGATTGGATGCCCCAACTGAGCTAGGATATAATCATTAACAGTTTGTTCAAATAAATTAAATTGACTAGAATCTGTTTCTAGATTTCTGTTTAATTTATCAGAATTAATATCTCCACTAGGTGTATAAGTGGTTAATTTTAAACCACCATACTTACCATAAGTTGATCCATAACTGGCTACAAAGGGTGTAATTGCTACCATACAATTATATTTAGGGGTTCACATAAAAGAAAAAGGCGGGCTTTTTACAGCCCGCCCCTTAATTTAACTTAATAAGTTAAATTATGATTCTCTAATCGTTAGGTTACCAGCAGCGTTACTGTAGATGTATGGTCTCAAGTAATCTGAACTAGCACCAATTAAACGAATGACACGGTAGAATCTGCTGGAAGGCTGAATAGCAGCCTTAGCATATCGAGTCATGATACCCTTTCTTGGCTGGAACGTGCCAGGATCAGTTACCATTGGCAATGGCATGAGTGGAATATATGGGCAGTATACGAATCCCGCATCCATGGGGCTTCCACCATTGTAGCCGAGGATAATCTCGTCTTCTGGGAATAGAGGATCTACAATTAGATCATATTTACCAGCAAACTTACCCTTATACTCAATCTTGCTACCCATGTTCGTTGGGCCATCCTTCTCTGGGAGACCACCCTCTAGTTTAGCGGCTGACTCCAAGAGTGAAGCAATGAGTGGTGAGGTTATAATGACCGTACCAGGACCTCTCATCGTGGTCTTGTAAATATCCTGACTTGCTACATTTAGGACTGCAAGCAAGTTAGAATACATTTGACCTACGTGCTGTGGTGCAAAAGTGCTTCCACCAAACGCTTTAAGGTCAGCTACAAAAACGTTTCTAGCTACGCCGTTCGTAGTTGGCGTTATAGTGTTACCCCAATCAAAGTTTCCTGGGTTAACACTAGTAACAGAACCGAGAGTGCCTAGATTGGCCCCAGTAACTCCATAATAGTTTTGGAAGTTATTGCTATTAGCCAATGGATCTAATGATTGAGCATTCCAACCACCTAGTGAAGCATTAGTTCCACCTAGTCCGTAAGCAATCATACGAACGTCTTCAATCAACTCACGGTCGATTTCAAGTGAAAGTTCCTTGCTGAGTAGCTCGGTAAGTTCACGCTCTAGATCAAGATTGTGGTAAGCCTTTAGATCCTGGGAAGCCTCAATCGTCCAAAGTGCTCTCATCTTACGAGTTTGAGCAACAACTGGCTGTTGTTCAATGTGGAATTGAACTTCTGGGATACCCGTTCCATCAAGACGTTCACCGGCTGATACAACCCAACCCATGGTCGTGGTTGATGCAGGCCATGAAGCAATTTTACCACCATACGTGGTTGAGGGTGATCCTAGATTACCTCTCAATACCGTTGATAGATCAAATCCTGAAGTAGCAGAAACAATTGCTTGGGTTAGCGTGCTGCTAAGTCCTGAGGTGACATTCGTTCCATCAGCAGTACGATAAGTAAGATTAAACTTGCTATAAACCGTGTTACCTACAGAACCACTCCAACGGCTGTTACCTAGATAGAAAATCTGTGAAACAGGAGCATCCATTGGTTGAGTAGCACCAATGTAGTTGAACACTAGATTGGGGTATACTCTACGAACTAGAGGGAAAGCAAACTTTTGGAAAGTTCCAATGTTACCAACAGTGGTTCCTCCGGTGCTTATTTGCTCTTCATTTATTCTCTGAGTCTCAGCTAAGACCGCCTTAGCTTGATTCTCAAGTAACTGCGCAGTGACCCGAGCGGTATATTCACTTTTGATACCGTCAAGGGCTTTTGACCACTTCTGAACGAGTTCAGGTGATCCTCCAACTTTTGAAGCTTCCATAATATATTTCTCCTTAAATTATGACATCAATTTCATGACCTCATCGGTCAAATAGCGATTACCAGTCGTCTCAGGCTTAACGCTATCCTTGCGTTCTTCTAATTTCTTCCCTTGACGTTGGAAATTTTCCTTAGAAACAACTTCAGCAGTATCGGAAAGCTTCATCGACGAGATGGCTTTTGATTCTGCTAAATTTCTCTTAGCTTGCTTAACGGACTCCTCAAGCATCTGATTGCGGTCAGATACTACTTTGAGTAAGTTCTTAAGCTCGATATTCTCTCGGAGTGACTTGTCTAACTCCCCAGCAAGAACATCAACTTTATTAGTTAAATTGTTTTGCTCAATTGCCATAGCATTCAGGGTGTTAGCCTCATCATCTGGGGTTATCTCAGTTAGGAACAAAGACTTTACTGACTCATATAATTGAGAGTTTCTATAGACTTCATTCTCTAATTCAAGTTCCTTAATAGCTTGTTCTTTAAGACTATCAATCTGGCCTCTTAGATAGGCTTTAACCTTAATCGTTAAATCCTCCGTCTTAGCATTAACCTCTTCCTGGATTTTGGTATGAACTAAGACAGCAATCTTTTCGATTACTTCCTCAGTTAAACCCTCAGGTAGGAGGTTCGCTATTTGTTCCAATGAATTTTTGCTCATATAACTATCTATCCCTTTAATTAAAAATTTAACAAAAATTTATTATTTTTGTTTTTAATTTATTCTATTTAACTTTTCATCAATCTTCTTCTCAAGAAGCTTGAGGAACAATCTTTCACCAACTACATTACGAATAGTTGATTCAATAATCTTCTTATCCTTAGTATACTGCTTAGATTCAGTTAAAGCTGGGTATGCGCCTCGGGTTGAAGGATCAGCTACAATATCGAAGGTAAGAAGTTTAAAGTCCTCATTAACAGTTTTAGCCCCAGTTCTACTTTCACTTAGGGTTCCCATTCCACGGCTAGAAATGCCGATCTTTACTCCCCCTTGAATCAGACCCTCAACAACCTTTCCGGCTGGCGTAGGGAGGATTTCAGCCTCTCCAATGACCTCTTTACCCTCCATCCAAAGTCCCGTTATGAGGTGGGAAGCATTAGATAGCTTAACCATATCGTAGGTTGGGTGGTCTAACTCACCTACAAGACGACGCTCTTTAATAGCTTCATTTAAAGACTTGATAGCTCCTTCAAGAACCCTCTGAGGATAAATTCTGTTATTGTTATTCGCCTCATCCGCTCTTTGGAATGTGCCTCTAACCTTTATTGGTCCCTTACGATTATTTTCGTTTAAGACACGCATGTTTTGTATAATAAATACGTCTTGAAGTTGTTGCATGTTATTTCTTACCTTTAGCCTTAGCTCTTTCTCTGTCTAGTTGTGAGTTCTTTCTAGAACTAGCTCCAGCATGTCTCCGCATTGTGTCTACAGAGTATTTCTTAATTCTTTTAAATGATGCTGGTATACTGCCAGGAGTGAATCCCTTTGCAGTTCTTCCGGCTACATTTTGTTGTCCACTATTACCCCACTTATGTTTGGTGACTACATATAGTCTATCTGAATTTTTAGTGGAAAACATCTGACCCATGTATCCATGATGAAGTGCATCATCTATGGAATTATAAACTCTTACTCTAGTTTTAGTTGGATTTGAGTGAGTCTTAGAGGAATAATTTTGAATAGCCTGCCTACCCTCTTTAGAACCCTTCCCCCGCTCTGTCTTACTCTCTAATATATCATTAGATTCTTTTAGTAATTTAACGAGATCTTCCATTTAATGCTCTTTTTAATTGAGTTTGTAAATCACTTGAACCCGTTATCTTCCTAACTTTTGAAGTTCTACCGACAGATAGATTACCAACTTCGGTCATTTCCTTAATTAAAACTTTAGCTTCCCTAAGAAGTTTAGAAAGTTCTAATACTAGGTTCTGCATTCTATCTTCTTTATGCTCATTAACCTTAGCTACTTTCTTAGGCTTATGTGAAACCTTCTTACCTTCAGTTACTAATGATACATAATCATCTGGGACGGCAATATGGCTAATGTCAGGAGCATTCGCCGATTGGGTAGTAGCCTCTTTTAAAGTTGGTCTAAGGGACTGGGAAGGGTTTTTTGCCATGGAGTTTAATATATCCATGGCAAAGTCACCTACTGAAATATTTGGAAGTTGTTTATCACTCATACAGTTAAACTAACTGTAAATTAACTATCTCAGCCCTTCTTAGCCTTCATAGAAACCTTAGGGTAACCTTTCCCAGCACCCTTCATTTTTCCCTTTGGCCCATCGCACATTTCATCCAAGTCCTCACCGTCATTCTCATCCTCTTCATCTGATTCGATATCCTCGGCAAGGGTATCAAGGTCCTCGTCGGTGACATCGTTCATCTCGCTAATGATTTCAACCATTAGATTGACATGCTCCATTAGCTGTTCATCTGAAATATCTTCCTCTAGCTTGGATTCGCAAAGTGGGCAAACATGGGCAGACTCCTCTAGTTGTTCGGAATCATCCTGAGTGACCTCTTCCTGGGTCTGTGGCTCCTGGGTTACTTCCTCAGTATTCTCAGTGAGTCTAACCCCACCCTTACCCCAGAATGCTTGATTGATTAGTTGATCAACCTCTTCTTTTAAAATCTCTCTTTTCATAATTTATAAACCTCGATAAATGTAATTAATTACCTACTAGTATCTATGGGAGAACTTAAAATATTTTAATTAATTTTTATTAATTGTTTTAATTAAAATATTAAGTTATAGGAACCGCACTGAATCTTGATCTTTCCATAATTTTAAATCCAGTTAAATATAACTTAAAGATAATATTTTGTGAACTATAACCTGGGCTTGCTGTAACCGAATTACTTAGCCAAAGTTGTTGTCTTCCGGCATAAGTTCTCAATCTTAATGGAAGCACTGGAGCTTTTAAGCCAGCACCGTCAGAAGATCCATTTCCTGGGACATAATATGAAAAATTATTTATAGCCCCATTTCCACCATAATTATCACCATTTTGTATATCTCCACCATCTATCCAAGTTCCCAAAGTTATAACTTTTCTAAATATGCCTTGATCAAATGCATCAGCATTTCTATCTACAATACTAACAAATAAGGAGTGTGGAGCAACATCACCCCCAGTATGAACCCCCTCTACTTTAAACATAACTTCTAGTAAATATTTTCTATATTGCGGAGCAGGATCTAATCTAGTATTAGCTGCAAACATCTCACTATCTGGACTGTAGTAAGTATTTCCTAATACCCCCGATAAAGCACTTGCAGGTATTATTATTTCCTTACTGTCACTTATATTACCCCAATCAGTGTAAGCATTTCCAGAAGCTAGTAAAAGTTCATTTTGTAAATAAATTGTTTTTGAAGAATCAACATATATTGTTTGAAAATTTGTTGGAATTGAATTATATAATTTTTTAAGTTCATAATCCATCTCAGCTTGAGTTACTATTGGATTAGCTAAAGATGGAGCAGGAACAGCAGCAGCAATACCTGCACGTTCATTGTAAGACAATTCAGTTGTTCTAAAGAATGGTCTAATGTCGATAACATCTGTATTATTTAGAATAGGTATATCAGCTTCATTTAATGAAGCAGTTTTCTTAACAACAATATAGGCTATTGGAAGGATTGATTGACCGACCAAAGCAAAATTATCTGTAGTTAATTCTTCATCTAATAATGGAGTTAGATTCATTAAATCATCAGGTGATGGGAAAGACCCAGCAATTTGAACTCCAGATATAGTAAATCCAGTATTTACAGATGCTTGATCATTTACGTTTGGTAATATTTTTAAATCACCATTTGAAGTGAATCCATCTTGTAGTAATTTTATTGAGCCGGTTGTATAGGTATAATCTAAACCAATACCTGCACCTCTTACAATACCTAATGCAGGTCTAGTAAGTGTGGTAGGAAGTCCATTACTATCAAATTTTGCTACTGTAGTTGAACTAGTATCTATTGCTTTTGAGTATATGAATAGTAAATCTATTCTTTGAATTGCATTGGTTAAAAGTCTAGTAACACCATACTCATCTTTGTAATAAAAATCATTAGCATCAAAAGCAGGTATTTCTATGTTTAATTGTTCTGATACATCAACTATAGCAGTTCTCGCTATACCTCTCCATCTCTTTATAAATTCAGGTTCTGCTGTTTGTAAAGATGCAAATCCTAATGCTACGTTATCAGAAGCATATTGCTTTATAATAAAATCTGCTCTACCTTGAACTGCTATTGTTTGGTCACCAGTTGGATTTTCAAAAGAGTTAGGTCTTCTTTGGAAGTTGGTAAATACTTGAGCTTTTAATAATGGAAATATAGGCTGATCTATATTATTTGGATTTAAATTACCCGTAGATAAGTTTGGTGGAGTTGAACTTAAGAATGTAGCATTTCCTTTATCAGGTAGCCAAGCTGGGTAGGAGAAAGCTCTTTCCGCCAAGCCGTTCATCCCTAATCCACCAGTTAGTATATTTTGTTTAAATTTATAAATAACTGATGATAGGGTAGAATCACTTAATGTCTTTGCATACCAAGTATTATATTCATTAATACCTGATCCGGTAATACTGGTTAATATCTGTAATGGAGTTAGATTATAAGCATCATTTATTCTAGCAGTAAATCTACCTGGCTTTACGTATACAACATTATCAGTTCCATTAACATAGGGCTTTAGTTCAGAAAAAGAATTTCTATCTAAGTCTTTTGCTGATAAAATATCTAAATTTACATTTACATTTTTTACTTGATCTCGTAACCACAAATTATTTTCTTGAAGTTGCTTTAATGGTATATTTTCAACTTCATAATAAATAGGATCATTAGATTTAAAATATCTAATAGGATCAGTAAATCTATATTGACTCTCTGTATATTGTGGCATTAGTTATCCCTCTCTATATCAAACACGTTGACCGATTTTAAACCTCTGTTATTATATGAACTTCCGTAATTAGAATCTTTGTATGGGTATTGAATAGATACCAATTTTGCATTTCCAGATTTACCAACTGAACAATGTTTAGCATTTGCAAAAGTTTCGGCAGCAGATTGATCTAATACAATTCTACCCCTAGTTGGGTCTACCACACCAGATCCATATAAATATCCAGAAGTTAAAAGTGTAGTTGATGGTTTATTCCATATTGAAACATATGTTGCACTTACACCAGAGAATACGCCAACATTTCCTGATGGTTGATATCCTTGAGAATAAATTTGTGGAAGTATACCATAAGAAGAATTTGCAGTTTGGCTATTATTTACATCAAATAGTGAATAAGTAATAGGGTCAACTGAGAAATATAATCTAAATGGTCCATAATTTTCAGCAGAAGTTTTTGCAAAAGGATGAGTAACTCCTGATCCAAAATAATCTAGAATTGATATTGAACTGGTATCAGGAGTTGTCATTGGAAGACCGCTAGCTGGGATTCCAGCGCCACTTGTCCAAAGTCCTAGTGGGCCTTGATATTTAGTAGCACTCGGATATGAACCGGAAACTGATATGTGCGACGCTTTAAGTTGTGAATTATCAGCAATATTCCAAATAAATAATTTTGAATTAATACTAGCTAAATTAGCATCAAAATAAGCTGCTGATGGCTGCCACCCATATCCGCAGGGGAAAGTAACATTATGAATATCAACTAAGCTACCATTCAAAGCTCTTACACAATAACCTCCACCAGTCACAGTGCTTAAATCATTTGAAGTTGCAGTTCCTGTTAAAGCAAGTATAAAGTGTAATCTACCTGCACCAGCATTAGGATTAGTATTAGCGATAAATTTATCTGTACCAGCAGTGGTAGCTGGGAAAGCAACTCCATAGATACCAGTTCCGGGAGTAGCCACATAGCTATCAGCAATTGGATTTGGATAAAATTGAATACTTCCAGATGAAGTAAAATTCTCATCAACTACATCTTTATAATCTGTATTATTTGTAGTAAGTAATGAAGTATTTCCAGATCTAATCCAACTAGCAGAGGTTGATCCTAGGTCTCGCATACTTAGAGTGGATTTATTATCTACTACGATGCAAGCTCTAGTAGAGTGTAACTCAACAGCAGTGTGATTTGCTCCATTAGAAAGATTAAAAGAACTTACATCAATAGATCCATCATAATTTGATTTATGAGGATTTATATTTATTTTAGAATTATTATCTGCAAGTAAGTCAACACCAAACCCATATATCACTGTTGGACCATTAATTTCTATTTGAGATGAATCCCCAGCGTATACTGCTGCTAGCTTGCTATTATTAGATTTAATTGGAGGACCTTTGATAATTGTTGCATAATTTTTAGCTCCAATTAATCTAACTTTAGAATTATTATTACACTGTATCTGGCTACCCTTTAAAGAGTATGAAGAATTTGAATGTAAATCAGATCTATTTGATTTTACAGATATTAATATAGCTTCTGAGTTATTATTAATTTCAATAGCAGGTATTGGAATATCCGTAGTACTATTATTATTTTTTGTTCCCATACTTTCATCAAAAATTATTTGAGTAAATATGGAATCCATACCTGAAGTAAATATTGGAGTTATTTTTGAATTATTTAATTTTAAATGTTGTCCATTAAAATTAAACTTTAATGCCTGATCTAGACCAGTCACTAAATTTTTATTATAAATAATTTGAGAACCATAACCATCAATACCAAATTTTTGATTATATTGTAGTAATAACTTATGTGCTTCTAAAACAGAGGATTCTAATGTAATACCTTTTAAATTTTCATAAACATTTAATGAAACATCTAAAGAAACTTTTGAATTACTACATTTAATCCCATTTCCAACATTTTGACAAACATTAAAATTAATTAATCTAGTGTTTAAATCACCACCAATTAAATTTGAATTATTTAATATAATTCCATTAGTATTTTTACTAATTTCAAATACGCAGTTCTCATTTATGAATGGTAGATATTTAGTAAAATAATTACCAGTTCCTCCAGGACCACCATTTGTATAATAAGACGATACCGTATTATTTTGTAAAATTTCCTCAATAACTCTTGTTGAACTAAGTTCAATATTACTATTATTTGCTAAAATTCCTGCTGCCGGATCATCATATGTGATAGTTGCTGGGGATGTTCCAACATTAGTAGAATTAAATAATACTCCTTTTCTTCTAGTATTCCAAGGATTAGTTAATCTTGTATTAGTTCCATCAAAATTATAAATTCTAGTTGCTACAAACCCTCTAAGAAGTTTTACATTAGAGTTATTTACATATAGTCCAGCTTTTCTATAACGGCAAACTACATTATTTTCTAAATAAATATTATTACTATCACTTATTTCTATACCATAATAATTGTCTGTTCTATTTGCACCATTACCATCAAGGAAAAAGTTTCTTATAAAAATAGGTCCATCACAATTAGTAACAACAATTTTATCTAATTTATTCCCATAAAATAAACCTTTTGATTTTGCATTAAGTGCATAGTAAGTTTGAAAATCCGCTGCCGTTAAATTATCTGACAATAATGAACCATCAAATTCATCTATGGTGCTCACATCATAAGTTGATATTGAATCGTATGTATTTTTAGTTGTATCAAGATCAAATACTTTAAAGTCGATAGTTCCTGAAGCAGCATTAAATGGACTTTGTATAGATTCACTGATTAAATTAGATTTACCAAATTTTGTATAAGGACTCACAAATCCATTAAAATTAGACGTAAACCTTGAATCTGTAATTGAACTAAAAACATTAGTTCCTATACTTATACAAGAACTATCTAAAAAGTGCCCTCTAACTGAAAATAATTTATTATTATTAAAAGACGTAAATTGACAAATAACTGATGAAGCATATCCTAAAGTATTATTAGTTGTTGCACCATATAGTATATTAAGTAATATTGAATTAATAATTGGATTTCCGTTAGATGTATATTGAGCAGAAGCATCTCCTTCGGATTTAGCAAAGTTTCTATTAATAATTTCTAATGATCCTCTTGGACCAAACTTAAAATTATCTAATACTAAATCTCCAAGGGAACCAAAGCTACCAACCTCAATAATTACTGGGAAATTAATAGTTTGTGGTAATGCTGCAATAGCTGCACTAACTGATTTGAATACATTTTTATTGCAGCCTGTTACTGAGTCTGGCGCATCTGCTGAGACAGCTAAGGCCACGCCACCTATACTTGAAGTTGGGAATCCTAGTTTTTCCCAGACTTGTATAGTTCTATCCTCTAAATCATACAATGGTAAGTTATCTTGTTCCCAATTGTAAAAAGAACTAGTATCAAATTTAGATACTTTTTCAGTCCAACAATTGAACAGTTTAGTAGAACCAAAACTAGTATAGATATCGTCTTTTAAGAACATGTTAGAAGTTTAAACTCCATCTAAAAACTAATCCAAAATAAGAAGTTTTTATTATTGGACTAAAGTATCTGTAAGCTACAAGTATTGAAGCTATAGGGTTATTATTTTTTATATTTTTTATGAATAAGCCAATTTCATTTATTGCTGATGGTAAATTATTACAAGAATTTTGATCTATGAAAATTGTGTATCTAACAGTATTATCATCAATTCTTGTAATGTTTTGTTGTGGAATTACCCCATACCATACAGCATTATTTTGAACAGAGTTATTCTTAATTTGATACCCTGAAGTTGAAAGGACATTACCACTATCCCCAGTGTATTGGGGACTGGTCGTCAAAGGTCCACTCAATGAATTGGTAGAGCTAGTTTCAAGAGAAGTATTTCCTGAAGTTCCTAATTGAAATCTATCAATCTGGTAATCTAAAATTGAATTAGATCCAGATAGGGCAAATAAATGTGCTAAAGCCACACCCATGCCTGAGACAATTATATTATGATCATCAAAAACAACTTCTTCACTACCGTCACCATGTAGTTTAGAAATAGTTAAATGACCTTTAATATCCAGTTCTTCAATTAAATTTAACATCATACCATTAATAATTCCCAAGTAAAATAAATATAATTAATCCCATCAGCACAGTAATAATTAAAAGCTGAAATTCCACCTGTTGCATCCTTCATATATAGTAGATCTTTATTAAATGTCTTTTTTGCAAATAATTTATGTTTTCTTACATTATTTAGAGTTTTAAAGTCATATGGTGGGGAATAACCTTGTTTTAACATTTCTTTTAAATCTAAATACCAAAGTCCTAATTGGTATATACCCCCGAATAAAAGTAAACCACCGGCATCCCCAGGAGGTAAAGCCCATTTTATTGAAACTTTATTAGGGAATGATAAAGATGCTAGAGCGGGCCTAATTGCTCCATATAAATAAGGTGCTGGGGGAGTGTTATTATAAAGTGTATTATGTGTTGCAGCATATCCTTCAGCAAACTTTAAGAATCCAGAAGAATCCATAACAGATAATTGATTATAGAGACTACTTAAAGTTCCTGAAGCTGCCGTTAGGGAGTAGTCAGCAGATGACACCAACCAATACTTTGTGCCCCCAGAAGCGGGGAAGCATCCTATAAAGTTAGCATATGCTGATAAATTTGGATCTATAATTGAGTTTAAACAATGTCCAACGTCTGGGACCCCAGAATAATAATTTGGAACAGTAGAATTTAATTCTAGTCTTCTATCTAATGGGGTTGGGGATGTGGGTAGTAAATTATAAATTTCTGCTAATGCAGATGCAGTGGCGGACGTATGGTAACTTTTTACATTATTTTCATATGATAATGTTTTTATAATTTTATCATTTGATATGTAAGTATTGGATAAAGTAGTATCTTTATAGTAACATGCTGCATGACCAAATAATCCTGAACCAGTTATATTGTCTGTGGTGTAGTTAGTAAAAGTACTAAAAATATCATCAATTTTATATACAGAATTTCTTGTTGAACTAGTTTCTAGAGAGCTTGCGCCACCATAAATAATAGAATAATTTTGATTAGGATTATAAACTAAAGTATGACCATATAATTTTGGACCAGCAGTTAAAGTATACCAATCATTCTCATAAAACCATAATTGATCATTAACTGGATTTGTTACGCTGGATGTAAGGCCACCATACATCAGGGTACCATATCGTAAAGTACCATCTACAGTTCCAGAACAATATGTCATTCCAAATAATCGTCTACCTGAGGGTCTTTGAAAATATCCATTCCCAGTTTGAATCTGTTCTCCGTTATCTATTTTTAATTCCCAATTAATCCCATCATACTCCCAAAGATCATTCATTACTGTTTGGGTATTACTAGTTCCACCAAATAAAATAATTTTTTGTTTATTAGGGTTATAAACTATTCTATGATCTGCTCTTGCTTGTGGGTTAGTGGGTAAAATTAATTGAGTCCAACTAGTCCCATCCCATTTCCAAGTTTCATTAGTATAAGTATTATTAACAGTTCTACCACCAAATAATAAGGTATATCCACCTTTTTCAAAATAAGCCATGGAATGGCCAGACCTTGGCCCAGGGCCTGAGGTAGTTTTTAATTCCCAAACATAAGATGATGGTGTAGTTACAGTTGCACTAGCTTCCCAAGTATCAGAGCAGTATGTTACTCCACCTGAAGTTCCACCAAATAAAACTAGCTTACCCCTAGTTGAATCATATACGATATCATGAAATTTTCTAGCTACAGGCTTTGTAATACTGGCACTAGTGGAACTTACATATACAGTAGATATATCATAAAATTTATTTTGAAGTTCAAGACTAGATGTATCTCCTCCAAAAATTACTACCTGCTGTTTTGTTACTGAGAATCCTGAGGTATCATATCTTAATATATGAGCATGTTGTTTAAAACCAGCAGCATCTTTCCCATAAGTTATAGCATGGAAAGTATAATTAGATGTATCTAATATCGCAGACGCAGATGGAATACTAGATAAACTGCGATTTGCAGTTAGCACATCAACAATTAATTCTCCTGCTCCATCTAATATCATTTTAATTTTTTAATGTTATAGAACTTACTATATAAGAACCATTTAAAGTTTGTGTTCCTGGGGATGACCAATCAGGGGATTCAGCATAACTTATTCTACTACCACCACTTGTTTCATAATAGGAACTTGTATTAGCTGCTACTCTACTTGCATAAGTATTAGCTATATTATTTAGATAGCGTATTATAGTTAATAGTTGTTCCTTAGAAAGATTTATTCTAAAGTCTTCATTGTTTATAACTCCCACTAATGGTTTAGCCCATTTACTTAAAGTTAAATCAATTAAATTAAATTTATACATTAAGCTAAACTTTGAGTTCTGTGTTGGTAGTGTGAAAATTTCAATTATGTAATTTTGATCTAGCCTATGAACTTCATTTAAATAATCACTTGGTAAGATTATATCTTTATTATTTGTATTAAATGATAACTCATTAGTTATAAATTCTGATTCAGATAGAGAAGCAATGACATCAGATTTTCTTAGAGGATTATCTATAGTGACGAATCTTGAACATCTTATTACTTCTAAATCTCTAGCTGTAAATGGATGGCTATAAAGATTTGAATACTGCGATAATATTAAATCAGAAGTTATATCTGATACTGAATGTTGCTTCCAACACTTATCCTTGCAATAAGACCACACCTTACCATTCTCTTCTTTAGTATGAATCCACACCCCAAATGTTCCACCACCGGTATTTCTACCATCTTCATCACAAATTATACTATTAAAACTTAACTTATATTCGTGATTTGGTGTCAGGAAATTATTTGAGACATCAAACCCTAAGTTCTGATCCGTTTGATATTTCTTAATATCAAATAAGATTCTACCAAGCTTGTCATAAGACTGTTGTCTTATCAGAATGTTATCATGTATCAATGGGTTATATCTTGATTCAGGACCACTGGGTTTAGGTATACTTAATATAGCAAATGTATTTCTTGGGCTGGAGCCTGAAACTTGGCACAATTCAACATATTTTAGAACACCAGAGTTTCTGTAGTCAGCATAGTTTATTGGGATAGACGACGTTGAACTGGCTACAAAAGTCCCAGAAGTTAAATTAGAGTTAATATTTATTTCAATTAAATTTTCTAAACTTGTAGTAGTTACATTACTTCCAAATGAACCCAGATCCTTTAATTTTGAGTTCATCAAAATAGATCCGTAAGCATGAGCAAATACTGTAGGACCATCTAAATCTAGAACACCTAGTGTTACCCTGTGCCTTTGAAAGTTGTGAGTATAATCGTAATATAATTTATGAAACTCTCTACCTAATTTAAAGTTATAATAATCATCTATTGAATTTGGAAATCCACCACTAAATTGAGTTAAGTTATTGACGTAGTTAATTAATAGATTATCATATATTCCCGAAGCTATTAACTCATCTTGTCTAGTAGAATAATATGATGAAGCTTGGAATAGTTTAGCATTTTCATTTATGTAATGAATAGTAGCTATCAAAGGATCTAGCTGACCATAATCCAAGTAATAATCAGGTCTTACACCTTTAGATGTAATTTTAGCATTCGACTCTATACCTCTCCAGCCCCTAACTGGGAATGTATTACTGACAGCTACACCATAATAAGTTTTAGTAGAATTTAAATTTTCACACTTATTGTATATGTCAGGAAGATTAACGTGATCTGTTACTGGAACATAAGTTTGTGAAGATGGAATTAGGCCGAGTGGCATAAAGCTACCACTGTAGGATTCAAAAGGTGATGGCATATTGAATCCAGACTTATTGTAGAATCCTTCTGTTGGTAACAGGAACTTGTGATTACGTCTTCTATGGGTTTTCCTAGGTAATAAACCAATAGTTCCACTTGGAACCATCAAAGGATCAGATATACTATCAGAATTTCTTCTGGATAAATTTACTCCGTTGTTATTCAATCCTTTCTTATATGTTGACATGAGCAAAGCAGAAGACCCATACCCACCCAAAAACATATTACTAGCTACATTCAATCTGGCAGTATCTTTTATATTTGAGTTTATATATTGGAAATGAACATTACTCATGCTATAGTCACTGCTAGATAAGGATGCCCTAGCAATTAACTCACCTATGCTTTTTGCAGGAGTAAAATCTTCAACTGCTTGGGCAATCATGGTCAACGCAACTTTAGAATCTGCTTCCAAAGTTGTCTTTGAAAAATCAAAAGAAGAAATGTCTAATATTAATTTAAAGTGAGATGATTTACCATTCCATAATGGAAGGTATTCACTCTTTGAATTAGTTACATCCTTTATTACATCGTCCCAATTTGGTGGGAACTGCATTGATGATGTAAACATCAACCAACTATTTCTCATGGAGAAATCGTCATCTGCTAATAGAGTTCTTGATTTAATATAATCAGAAACTTTTCTTGCAAACTCTATTGGGACTTGGAAGCAAAGCAATCTATCTTCGATGTAATCAATCATTTGGGTATTCATGATTACTTTACTATAGTATGGGATCTCCTCAAATGGTGGGACTTTTAAATCTCTACCTCTATAATTAAAGACGAAATTAAGTGAATTGAGATTGAATGGAGCGCCAGCTAGGATAAAATTATTCTTAAATTGGTATACGGTATCAGTAATAATTTTATCCACACACATCCTTATATTCTCATCCATACTACTGAAGCTATAACCAACAACATTTAGATCGTGTTGTAGTCTTGGAGTCCAAGTGCTAAAATCTTTTAGTAATGGTGACTCTGTGGCTAATGCATAGTAAATTAGGAATGGAACATAGGATTCCCAACATTCACTGATAGAGGAACTAACGTCTTTTACACCGGGACCTAATACAGAGTTTATAACGAATTGAATTGATTTTTTAGTTCCTACAGTTTTATAAATATCGACAGCATTGGCTAGTTGTAGTCTCCATCTTACTGGGTCAGATCCATATAGTTTCCAACCTATCAACTCAGCTAGCATTGGGATATACTCATCTGGGCACTCGTCAAGGTCGTTCAATACTTCTATCCTATCGACCATGTTAGAGTAATCAGCAAATGCAAATGAAAATGCTTTAAGTAATTTTA